GAACGCTTTGGGTGTTCGGACGTGGGGTGACCTTCGGGCCATGATCCACTCCGGTGGACCCGCTATCAGTTCACTGTTGGTGGGCTGGAACATCGTTGATGACAACAAGGCCACGTTGATCGCCGGCCTGCTCGTCGCGTTGGCTTCACCGCTGGCTGCTTACCCCGAAGCTGAAAATAATTTTCGTAAATGGCTTTATGGGGTCGTGGCTGCGGTTCAGGCTGTGCTGATCGGTGTGGTGGGTGTTGTTGATTCACCGTGGGTTGATCTGCTGGGGTCCGCGTTGGCGATCCTGGGTGGGATGGTGGCGAGTGCGAATACCACTACCTCAACTGGGGTTATTGCGGTAAATAGTCGCGCACCAGACCATTCTGGTAATTCGGTTGTTCCGGTGGTTACGGAACAGCCTCATTCCCTGAACACAGGTGGGTGGCGTGGGCTATGACCATGCAAATAAAAACCCTGCTCGCCAGCGCGGTTGGCTTGGTGTGGTTCGGGTCTTACATCCTCAAAGGGATTAAACCGGAGATTGATTTGGGTTTGGCCCCTGATGCTCTGATGACAACGGTGGCCGGTTGGTGGTTCAACGAAGCCCGCAAGGAGGGCAATGAAGCCGAAGAATGACGTGATGACGTTGATATTCCTCATCATTGGGTTACTCGCAGCCGCCGATCTGGTGTTCGTGCAACTGCGGCAGCAGGCCAACGAGGACAACGCACGGGAGAAGCTGAACTGTGTGGTGGAGGTTGTTGAGGCTGCCAGGGCGAACGTCAGCTACAACAACCAGCGCGATCTGGCGTTGCGTGCGTTCGTAGAGTCCGGTAACGGTGCGGAACTGAGGGTGGTTTTGTCCACACCCCCTCCCCCGTTCCCTCAGTGTGAGATCGCGTGGGAGAAGTGATGCACCGTAACGATGTGGAACTGCCGCCTCGCTGGTGGTCAGGGTTTCAGCGTTCACCGGAACACCGTCACAGGTGGGATCACGGTGACTGCTGCGGAGAAGACGGTTTGGTTGTGCAGATGTGTTTCGAGGGGATGCCGTCAGGTGTCCGGTTTCGGGGCGGCTGGATCAACCACCACCACACAAGTGTGACCGTAGGAACTGAAGTGGAACGTAAATACACATGGCGGCGTTGACCGTCATCTAACGGAAGGGGCGGGGAGTGACAGTCGAACTACTCCCCGCTCCCCCGCACGTCACTGGCCCTAGTTGGCGTAAAACCGTTGAGGGTTCCTGGTATCTGCCCGAGAAAACCCTTGGCTGGGGTGTGCTGAACTGGTGGGCTAGTTACGTTAAGACCCCCGGCGGTGAACATGCGGGTGAGGCGTTCATGCCCACTTTGGAGCAGGCCCGGTGGGTGTTGTGGTGGTACGCGGTCGATAACAAGGGCCGGTACTGCTACCGCAACGGTGTGCTGCGCCGCCTGAAGGGTTGGGGTAAGGACCCGTTGGCTGCTGCGTTGGCTTTGGTGGAGCTTTGTGGCCCTGTGGCTTTCGCAGGTTTTGACCTCAAGGGTGAACCTTTGGGTAAGGCCCGTCACGCCGCCTGGGTGCAGATCGTTGCCGTGTCCCAGGAGCAGACGAAGAACACTATGTCGCTGTTCCCGGTGATGGTTTCCGCGAAGCTCAAAGAGGATTACAACCTAGAGGTCAACAAGACGATCATCTACTCGGAGATAGGTGGCCGTATTGAGTCGGTTACTTCGTCCCCGCATTCGATGGAGGGCAACCGGCCCACTCTGGTGATCCGTAACGAGACTCAGTGGTGGGTGGAAGCTGTTCAGGGGCACCAGCTTGCTGGTGTGATTGAGGGTAACGTCACGAAGATTCAGGGTGCCCGCACCTTGTCGATCTGTAACGCCCACATCCCCGGTGAGGACTCCGTTGCCGAGCGTGACTATGACGCTTGGCAGGCTGTCCAGTCGGGTCAGGCTGTGGACGTTGGCACCTTGTATGACGCTTTGGAGGCACCGGCTGACACCCCGGTGTCGGAGATTCCTTCCGAGAAGGAAGACCCCGAGGGTTATCTGGCTGGGGTTCAGAAGTTGCGTGAGGGCATTCTGATTGCCCGTGGGGATTCTGTGTGGCTTCCTGTGGATGCCATTGTGGAGTCCGTTCTGGATGTGAAGAACCCTGTCACTGAGTCGCGCCGCAAGTTTTTGAATCAGGTCAACGCATCTGAGGACAGTTGGATCGCCCCGTATGAGTGGGATGCGGTTGCTGTGCCCGAGGCCGCGTTGTCGAAGGGCGACAAGATCACGTTGGGGTTCGACGGGTCTAAGAGCAATGACTGGACTGCTTTGGTTGCGTGCCGGGTTGAGGACGGTTGTTTGTTTCTCATTAAGGCGTGGAACCCGGCGAAGTACCCGAATGAGCAGGTTCCGCGTGAGGATGTGGATGCCACGGTTCGTTCGTGTTTCGAGCGGTTCGATGTTGTTGCTTTCCGCGCTGACGTTAAAGAGTTTGAGGCGTATGTGGATCAGTGGTCTAGGGATTTCAAGAAGCGCATGAAGGTTAACGCTTCCCCGGCTTCCCCTATCGCTTTCGATATGCGGGGGAATCAGAAGCGGTTCGCGTTGGATTGCGAGCGGTTCTTAGACAGTGTGTTGGAGCAGGAGTTGTCTCACAACGGTGATGTGACGTTGCGGCAGCATGTCCTTCATGCCCGCCGGCACCCCACAATTTATGACGCGGTGAGTATCAGGACAGCCTCGAAGGATTCATCGAAAAAGATTGACGCGGCTGTGTGCGCTGTGTTGGCGTTCGGCGGGAGACAGGATTACTTAATGTCAAAGAGGAATCGGAGTAGACGAGTGGCGGTGATTCACTAGTGGCTACCGAGGATTTAGAGAAGCAGCGCGACGAAATGCTCAACCTGTTTGAAGAACGGCAGGCTGGGCTGAAAGACGCTAAGGCGTATTACGATTCCGAAAGACGCCCTGACGCTGTGGGTATCGCTGTCCCGCCCGAAATGCGTAACTTGTTGGCACATGTTGGGTATCCCCGCCTGTATGTTGATGCGATTGCGGAACGCCAGGAGGTTGAGGGTTTCCGCATGGGTGCCTCTGATGAGGCTGATGAGGAACTGTGGGATTGGTGGCAGGCCAACAACCTTGATATTGAGGCCACGTTGGGGCATACGGATGCCCTGATCTATGGGACTTCGTATATCACTGTTGCTGCCCCTGACCCGGCTGTCGATGTGAATGTTGATCCTACGATTCCTATGATTCGTGTGGAGCCTCCGACTTCTTTGACTGCGGTGATTGATACGCGGACCCGTGAGGTTACCGAGGCGATTCGTGCGGTGTATGACGATGAGCAGTCCGAGATTATTGCTTGCACGTTGTACCTTCCGGATCAGTCGGTGCAGTGGGTTCGGGATCAGGGTGTTTGGAAGATTTTCTCCCGTGTGAATCACGGGATGATGATGGTTCCGGTTATCCCGTTGGCTAACCGCACCCGGCTGTCTGATTTGTATGGTAGCAGCGAGATTACGCCTGAGCTTCGCTCTGTTACTGATGCTGCCGCCCGCATTATGATGGACATGCAGGGGACGGCTGAGATTATGGCGATCCCGCAAAGGATGTTGTTCGGTGTTAAACCGGAGGACTTGGGGATCGACCCGAATACGGGTGAGAAGCTGTATGACGCTTATCTCGCCAGAATATTAGGATTTGAGGACCCCGATGCCAAGGCGCAACAGTTCAGTGCTGCGGAGTTACGCAACTTTGTTGACGCTTTGGATGCTTTGGATCGGAAGGCTGCTGCATATACCGGGTTGCCGCCCCAATATCTTTCCTTCTCATCTGAGAACCCTGCTTCTGCTGAGGCAATTAAGTCCTCTGAGTCGCGGCTAGTTAAGAAGTGCGAGCGTAAGAACAAGATTTTTGGTGGTGCTTGGGAGCAGGCCATGAGGGTTGCTTACAAAGCCATGAAGGGTGACGAGATTCCACCTGACATGTTCCGCATGGAAACGGTGTGGCGTGACCCGTCTACTCCGACGTATGCGGCTAAGGCTGATGCTGCTGCGAAGTTGTTCGCTAATGGCATGGGGATCATCCCGAAGGAGCAGGCCCGTATCGACCTTGGGTATTCGATTACTCAGCGTGAGGAAATGCGTGCGTGGGATGAGGAAGATAACCCTATGGGCCAGTTGACCCAGTTGTATGGCCCTCCGAGGGCTGTGCCGTCTGCCCCTGATGAGGGGGTGGTGGCTGGGTGACACCTGAGCAGTACGCGGTTCTTCAGGCTGCTATCTCTGCGGCTGCCGCCTCGTATGCCGCCCAGTTCGCCGCTTTGTTCGTGGCCCCAGCGATTTCTGCTGTGGAGTGGATTCGTTTGTTGCAGTTGACGTATCCGACTGTGCAGACGTTCAGGGAGCGTTCGGCTGTGCTTGCCCGAGATTTTTATGATGGTCAGCGGTCAGAGTTTCATCCTGAGCTACCGCGCCACGATAGGGCGTTGGAGACTTACGAGTTCGAGTGGTTCGTGGAGAACATGGAGCCGGTTCGTAAGAAGTTCACCGCACCTAACGCACCGCAGTCTGTGGTTGCCCAGTTCTCACTTCAGTTCGTGAAAGAGGTTG